TAATTACATTCCTACTGCTAAAGAATGGATAGATATAATGTCTAGTAAAAAAATGCCTGTATGGGCACTTAAAACATCAAAAATAAATGATTGAATTAACATTAGAACTTTATTTAGATAATAAAAAATTATTAGCAGGATCAGAGGAAGACTTAGCAATAGGTGTTTCCAATATAATGAATACAAATATTACTGACGTAGGAATAATAGCATTAGCTAAATCTTTAAATGGACATAAAAGATCTAGATTTTTACGTTTGGTATCAGAATCTGAATTTGATAATCAAGATGAGATTGTTTTAAGATTAAATAAATTATCAGATGATTGCAAACCTTGGATGGAATTATTTAAGAATGTAAAAAAAAAGTCCACTGAAATAGATAAACAAATAATAGAATATGAAATATCTAATCTTTATTTGAATACTATTACTGATGGTGAAAAAGGATTTATTAAAAAAATAAATTTAGAACTAGCATGGTAACAGCAGACAACCTGGCAAAAGCAGGTAAAACATTAATATTAAAGGAGCCCTTTTACGGGCTCTTTTTAATTGGGTTAAATAAAACCTTTAGAAAAGATATACCTACGGCAGGTGTAAGTAAAAATGGTATAGGAGTACAACTTTCAGTTAATCCTGAATTTTT